GTAGAAAGGTCTATAACCAATACTCCCAGACTTTTAAAATAGGTCAGACAGTACTTGCTATAAAGACAATACGTGCTTTAGAGTGGGCTGACATGCCAGCTAGTATGCAAGAAATGGCAGCTTATTTAGCATGTGCACAGTTCATAGCAGATGAATTAGAAGACCCTGCAAAAGAGCAGAAGTTTACACAACTGGCAGGTATATCTAAAATAGATGTAGATGCAGAGGATTTAGATTCATCACGTGTTAACATATTTAATAACGCTAGAGTAGCCAAAGCGCGGTCAGGTCAACGTCCGTATCAAGCTGGTGGTTCACTTAGACCAAATACTTACGGTGGTTAGTCATGAGAGTAGAAGGCACATTTAAAACACCTATACATGGTGTAAGTACATTAGCACCTAGAAATAGGGCTGATGGACACGCAGAGTTACAAGTTAACTTTCGGTCCGACCCAGTACAAAAACTGACACGTAGACCACCATTAGTATTCTCAAATGACCTTATGCCAGTGTTCAACAGTGCACATAATTATGTTCACCATGAGTACCGGAAAGATGGTGATACGTTCACTATAATTGTGAATACAACTACAGGTGATGTGTCCAGTTTCAGAAATTATACACAGGATGGTACAACACAATCAGCAGCAGCCAATTATTTAATGGGTGGTGATATTGTGATGCGTACTATTAATGATACTACTTACTTATTAAATAAGAATATAGTAACAGCCAGAGGTGTATCACTCGATACAGAAGTACCAGTAACACACATAAACGTACTATCCGCATTGAATTACGGTGAGACTTTGACAGTGGGTGTAGGTAGTACCGAGGACTCGCCACCAAGAACAGTATCTTATATAGTGCCAGATTTAGGTACTACCACTACACCAAACTATGATGCAGCAGATAAGGCGAGAGCCACCACCGCTGTAGCCAGAGGTATAGCTGATTTATTCTTAGCACAGACTTGGTTCACGTCCTCTTATGATATATTCGTATTAGGTTCATCTTTAGCAGTTAGACGGAAGCTTGGTCAAGTGGTAGGTAACCAATGGGTTACTATGTATATCATAACAGGTCAGGGTGACAGGAGTGCGAGAGTATTCGGTCAACGTATATCTGAGACTGATGGTTTACCATTGTACGCAGTGGACGGTACTATCATAACAGTTAGACCTAACCCAGCAAGTCCAGATGGTATATATTACCTAAAGGCAGAGCGTATTGCTGATGATGCAGTCACAGCTAATATCTATTTAGAAGAGTGTGTATGGGCTGAGACTCGTTCTCAGTTAGAGACATATGACCTTGATGCAAATACATTTCCACACACTGTAACTTATGATACTGATACAACCCAGTTCACAACAGCAGTAGGTAGCTGGAAAGACCGTAGAACAGGTGATGATGAATCATGTCCAATGCCAGAGTTCTTAGGTGAACGTCTAGTTGATTTAGGACAGTTCCAGAACCGTCTTGTATGTATCGCTAAAGGCTCAGTCTATATGACAGAGACAGATGATTACGAGAACTGGTTTAAGGCATCAGCTATCAAGTTATTAGTCACGGACCCTGTGGGGATTACATCTAGTGCAGCAGATACAGAAGCTATCCAACACATAAGTTCACACAATCGGGACATGCTATTAATAGCAGCCAATGGCCAGTTCAAGATTGATGGTAACGTAGCAGTTACACCACAGACAGTGAGTATGCCCAAGGTATCTTCATATGATTGTGACGTAACCGTACCACCTGTTCCTATGGGTGCTAACGTTATACTAGCAATGAACCAAGGTGCATCAGCAGGTATACTTCAATATACAACTAAGAAAGCAACCGAACAAGAGTTTGGGATGAACGTATCAAAGCATGTTGTGGGACTTATGGCAGGTCACATAACTAATATGGTAGGTAGTGTCAACTCTGATATGATTGTAGTTACCACTAGTGGTAGTGCTGGTAATGTATTGTACGTGTATGAAAGTTATGATGATAGTGGTAAGGTAATGCAAAACTCATGGAGTACATGGGAGTTACCGGACAGTATTGATATTATTGGTTTGACGTTTACATCAGACACTCTAAAGATATTCACAAAGCATTTAGGTCGTATCGCAGTATATGAAGTAGATTTATACTCACGTGTAACTACTGCTACTGACGAGGTGTTCTTAGATTATATAGTGACTCTAACATCAGCAACCGGAACAACAGTAACATTACCTACGGGATATCCGTGGACAGATGATACCATTGTTGTACAAGGTTCAGGTGCAGAGTATCCATTATTTCGGACAGCCTTCACTAAGGTTGGTGATGTGTTGACATTTGAAGATGATTTAACATTTGCCGGACCATGTGAAGTATACGTAGGTGTACCAGTTACAGCTAGATACATACCCACCCGACCCTTTAGACGGGACGAGTCTGGTCTTATCTTAACACAAGATAGAATTAGAGTCGCACGTTGGGGAATATATGTGGTAGACACCCATGAAGTAACAGCTAGAATCATATCAGAATATGTGGAACTAGACGACCAGATATTCGCAGGTAGAATACTAGGTGCAGTTACTAACATAGTGGGTGAGAAGAATGCACATACTGGTGACCTGAGTTTCAGTTATTCACAAGATGCAGCATTAGCTAAGATAGAGTTCTTTACAGAAGGTTATCTAGGTTTAACTATCGGTGCACTCTGGTGGAGTGGCCAATTCTATAAATCAAGTGGGAGAATGTAATGTCAATATACGCAGGGGCTATGCAGAGCAGCATGGGTTTCGCAACACTCGCAGCTGGTGTAGAATCAGCTGAGACGGTTGCTAAATACAACAGCACCTTCAAATCAGTATCAAGTAAAATAGCAGCATCTAACGCACGTTCAGCCGGAGAGCGAAATATCTCTGCGGTTAACCGTGATAAGATTATGACTAATACACGTATACGTCAACAACAAGACGAAGCGGAAGCAGCAGCACGTGTATCATCGGCATTGTCCGGTGCTAAAGGTGCTAGTGTAGAAGCTGGTATACAACAGTCACAAGTGAATGAACAGTGGGCTATGGCCGCAAGTGGTAAAGCAGCAGACCAACAGATAGAACAGCTTAAAGCTGGTATCTATGGTGCGAATATGCAACTACAGGCAAGAGTAGAACAACCCAAATCATCACTAATAGGTAATTTATTAAATGCAGCATCATCATTTGAATTGGGTGACTTAGCTATCTCGGAAGCTTTAGCAAGTAAACCAGCAAAGGCTGATGCAGGTACATTAAAAATCTAGGAGAAGCACGATGGCAGAGTTTGGCCAACCAGCAAGAACAGCAACCAGTGACGCCAATGCAGGGTTAGTTAATCCACCAGCAATGCGCGAAGCTAACAGGACGGCAACGACCCAGAGTGTTAGAGCAGTAAGTGATATTGATGGAGCAGCCAAGAACCTTGGTCGCTCTCTCGGTACAGCCTTTACCAAACTACTCGGTAATAAAGCCCAGAACATTAATGCACAGAGAGCCTTGGATGCAAGTATTAAACAAGGTGATTCTGAGGCAAGAGATTCAGTAGCAGAAGGCAACAAACGTACTGGCTGGAAGAAAGCTATGTATGGCGAAAGCCCAGAGTATCAAGGCTACCGTGAGTCACAGCAACGTGGTGTAATGAATGGTGTTCAACAGGATTATATTGAGGCTGCTAATACAGTGTCAGAATCCGCAGCTGATACACCAGAGCAATATGCAGAGAAACTAAGGGCACAGTTAGACACAAAGCTAACAGGCTATGAGAGTGACCCTGAGACGCAGCAACTGATAACACAAGCTTGGGCTAAAGCATCAGGTAATTTAGTACGGTCACAATATAAAGAGCATACAGCTTTTGCCTTAGAACAGAATCGTAAAGAGACTGAGCAAGGTATTCGTGGTACGTTCGATACATTCACAACTGATGCAAAGAATATAACGTCTACAGCAGAGGCTACGGACTTTCACAATAAAGCTAAGGCATTCTTTAGCGGTGCAGCTAAACCGCCTACAGCTGACCCTGTGGCTTACTCAGGTATGATGAAAGCTCAGTTAGCCCAGTCTATTGCTGGTGGTAATATTGGTATGCTTAATATGGCCAAAGAGTTTGGTTTTCTTAAGAACTATAATGCTAAAGAACAGCAGGTACTAGATACCGCTATCAATAAGTATGATATTAAAGCAGGTAATGCTATTAGTTTATCTGTAGCAGAAGCTCGTACAGCCTTCAACAACGTGTCCGGTCCAGACGCGCACCAACAGTATCTCGACTTAAAAGAAGAGGCTATGGCTGCGCTTGACGAACACGCTGAACGTGGGTCAGGTACTGCTAAGTATGACCTAAGTATTCAGAACGGTAAGAATAG